ATCTGGTGATCCTCTGAAATCATTAGGTCCAGTTCCAAATCCATCTGAACTAAAGTCTGGTTGAACTTGTAATGATGCTTGAGGGAATGCGCTGACTGGTGAAGTTTGACTCTGCCCAGTGCCACCAATGTTAAGACCTAGTAAGCTACCTAATCCTAATGGGGTTCCTGTAGCTGATCTAAAGTTAGCCTCCTGCGTCTGAGCCTGTGCTACACCACCAATAAGACTACCGATTAGAGCTAATGGATTAGGCTTCTGGATGGGTTGATTGATTCTTATCTGGTTCTGCTCAGATCTAATCACAGCATTCTCAGCCTGTAGATCAGATGATAGATCATTCTCGCTACGCTGTCTCACCAGGGAGCGGTTAAACATTGCGTGTTGTACGTTAATGTCTTGGTCAATAAGCTCTGCAACTCTGCCACCCACTCCACCTTCAGCACTGGCTACCGCTGCTGTAGCTCTAGCTCTATTAGCCTGCCTCTCCCCTTTCTCCATTTCATTAGCTAGACCAACCCTTTGCTGACCTTGCCTTAGACGTATCTGTGTACTCTCCTGTCCTGCCCTGGCGCGCTCAGCCTCACTAGCACCAGCCTGTGCACTAGCTTGAGCCTTGGCTTGCTGTGACTGGCCTAGATACCCTGCTACTGAACTAGCTGCGGATAATGCTGTTAAGATTGTGCACATTTATAAAGTTTGAATGGTAAGAATTTCTTGTTGTCTAGGTCTACTGAATCCTCGAACTCAGCACCCATGTGTTGTAACCATCTTATAGAGCTGTGATTCTCAACCCAAATATAGTTTGCTCCAAAATCATACTTACCTATAAGTTTATTGGCAATATATTTCCCATACCGTACCATCTCCCTCCGTATCCCAAACATTTCACTAGTTCCAACCAACCAAATATAAGAATAATCAGACATAGGAGTAGCTCCAAATATTCCGATAGGTCTTGCGTCCTTGTAGATGGTAAAAGATTGTCCACTCTTGTACCCTTCAAATATTGCATCATATACGCTATAACCTTGTGGAACTTCTTGAGCATCTTCTTTCCTTAATCTTGTAGATAAATAGGCAACATCCATAACGGTAGCATGGTGAATATCGAATGTGCCATAGTTGCCAGTCATCTCTTAGATCTACTTGTTACATTTCTTTCTATCTCTACGTGTTGGAGCTGTAAAGGGAATACCGAATTATCTTTCACAGTAATTATTACCGCATCAGTTTTACCTCTCACATGAAATCTAAATGTACCTGTAGATAAACCAGCTTCTCCTATGTCATCAAAGCCTATCCTGGTACTCACAAACTCTACTATCCTCACAGGTCTATTAGGTCTAGTGATCTCCACATCAAACACCCTGCTATCTGCATAAGCAAATGTCATTGTTGATAGGTTATCCTTAGTGGCTCTGTTGGTATTCCTAGTCCTTCCATCTAAGTTAGCTGGCTTGATCTGTAGATTACCTAGCTTGTATTGCATCTCGTACTGTGCACCAACGTAGTATGTACCCACCGCATCTTGTGATGTAGTCACAGTAGTAGTTCCATCCCCATTATCTACGGTAGCTGTGATAGGTATTATGCCTCCTCCAGCAGTAGATACTCTGAGAGTAGTCATATCATCCACTGTATAGGGCAACACGATCTCTCTGAGGGAGTTCTGTGTAACCTCATCACTCTTCACCCTGTAGTCCATGTGGACTATCTCACGCTCCGTAGTGTTGTTATAAGGGATGATAGCTCTATCAACACTCATCACAGTGTTGGTTGGTGAGAATGGTTGGTTTAATGGGGTATCAAAATTAACCGGTATAGTTAATAAGTGTTCATCTTCATCAGTCTGCACGCCAGTACCTTTAATGTCGAAAGCATCAATGAAGTCCACACGTATAGTTACCTCTTTGTCGATTGATACGAAGTCTTGTATTCTAAACTTATAGGTAACTGAGTGAGGCATGATCCATAAGGCTCTGTCACCACCATTCTCATCATTCGCAACTGGGCTACCAAATGCAGAGAATCTATCCTCTACTAAGAACGGGGTATTACCTACATCGCCATCCTCTTGGAACATTGTCAGTACTGAGCTTAACTCGGTATCTATGTCATTCCATTGGATGTACCTGTTGATCGTGGTAGCAATAATATTATTCCAACTCAAGTCATCTTGAACCGATTCATTCAGATCTCCTTGAGCATTAGTTGATAGATTTAGCCATATAAATGCCCCGCCACCAATGGCAGAAACATCAATAATACCACTCCCCAATACTTGATCTGGATCTTGATGACCCTGTGTGTACTCTGAATCGGTTATAGCCTCAAGTAGATCAACCCTAACTGAGCTAGAGTTTGGATCTAAACCAGATGCGAAGAAGTCCCAGTTGATATTATGCTTGAATATAAGCCCACTAACTAGAGCTGACCTATCATAAAGACCTATTCCAGATACAAGATTAGTTATTGGGAATGACATTATTCCCGAAGGTAGTAGTTCTATAGCCATATTATTGTTCCATCCAGAAAGTTATTTCCCAAGGGTTTGTTGCTTCATTAACTGATGCTGCCACAACCATTGAGCTATCCGCATCATATATTTGCCAGTAAGATGTATTAACGGATGATCTTCTTATCACAGCATTAGTTCTGTCATATTGTGTTGATCCATTATGTGTATTACCACCATCAGAATATACACCATTATATTGAGAATTTACAAGCCCACTTATAACCAGAGTCAAACCACCACTGGTTGTCCCCTCCTCTACAATCACACCATCACTAAGACCCTGCTCAAATGGCATGAACTGAATAGTTATATATCCGTTATTGGATATGACTAAGTATAGATTGCTATCAATGAACTCACCACTAAGTATCTCACCTTCTACTATGTGCCTACTCCATGAACTCATTACCTTCTCTTTCCCATTCCAGTAGTAGGAATACAGGAAGAACTCACCACCACCTTTAGGGATGACTACAATCTGATCCTCGCTAGTTGTACCAGTAATAACCTTTACGTTACTTGGTATCAACGATGGTACATGAGCAGTGATCTCATTCTGATCAAAGTCATTAACTAAGTTGTCTAGGTAGTATTCACGAACCCTAGTATTAGATCCACTCTGGAAACCAAAGTAAGTATAGCTACCAATAGTAGACGGCTGAATGTTTAGATTAGATTCAAAGTTGGTTACAGGGGTTATGCTAATAGTCTGATTGGTAAGTATATCCTCACCCTTCAATGCAAACTGCGTCCTATCAGAGAAGAGTATAAGTCTAGATGTAGTAGCTACAGCATGACGCAATATGGACACCTTGGTATGAGATACAGCAGCATCAATAGGATCTGAGTCTAGCAAGGTAGTTACAGTTGTTCTCCAGAAGTTTCCAAACTCTCCATTGGAACTGAAGATAATGTTCTCATCAGAGATAAACCCTAGTCTGTTCTTAAAGAAGAATACATCATTAAGGAATCCACTCACAAAGCTTGGAGGAGGATTAGTATTTGCATCACCTACAAGCCTCTGATCCCATGTGAACTCTTCTAAGGTAAAGCTATCCACACCATCGTTAATCAACACCAGGGGCATTGTAGCAGGGTCTATGTCAGTAGGTATCAATGGTGCTATATCCTCGATCCAACTTCCCTCACCATATGATCCAGCAGCTAAAGAGTCATCCTTAGCAGTAAATTTAACCCAGTAGTTATCATCATTGGTAGACGTGTCACCAGCTATCTCAACCTTGAAACCATTGAACGCCTTCTTAGGCAAGTCTGTAATGTCATCTACCTGCTTATATACTGTCTCGATACCCCTATCACCTATTCCATCTGAGGATGTTATTGTGAAGTCGGCTGTATCATCCCTAGATACCTTGATTATGTTATTAGTCCTAGAGACAACATAAGCTGGATTAGCATCAATCTCATTCTTTAGCTGGTTAGCTATCCTATGAGTATCAGAGTTATTAGCATTAGTGCTTGGACCCGTTGTATGTGTGAAGCTTGTACCATCAATAGTTATCTTATAGTCTTTCTCAAAGTCTCCTTGCTTGATGAATATCATAGCCTCTGTGGCTAGTGCTGGTGAGTCGGCAACGTCTAGGTTCACTACCTTAGACCTATTCAATAGGAACGTGAAGTCTGCCACTGTGAGAGCTTTGAGTGTATCATCCTCATCTAGCACTCCTGTGTCTAGGTAGGTGTCTGAGCCTGTCACAACGGCCTCATTGCCTGTAAGTAGGTTGAATACCTTAAGACCATTCTCATTGCTGTACAGCCCCACGTACCGCTCTATAACAGTACGATCAATAAAGAAGATGAATGTGTTCTCATCATAGTCTGTACTCTCAATGATAGTCTTAACCATCCTGGCGTAAGGCCGCTTCTTCAAGCCATCCTTAACCGTTCCATAACAGTTCAAGGCATCCTTACATTGACCATCAAACTTAAGTCTATCTGGCTGCTGAGAGATCCCACCAATTAGACTTGGGATAGTTGTATTGATTATGCTCATATTCCGTACTCAGTGAACCTGCCACGTCTACGCATCCTGCGATTAACTATGCCTTGGCTAATGCCGTTATTAAAGATTGTTGTATCCTGTGTACGTGCATCGAAGTTCTCAGCAGTTGACTTAGCTTGGATCTCTTCCCTTGCTAACTTAACATCTGTAGCACTGTCTCCAATCACACGATTATACACCGTCCTTCCCGCTTTGATGAATACCCACCTACGGAAAGGCTCTGGCATATCATCCCACTCTAGCAAGGATACTATAGTCCCTTTGAGTTCTTTTCCTATGATGAAGGTTCTAGCTCTCCTGTCATAGAGTCGTACACCACGCTGGATGTATTCATGCTCGAAATTTAGTTGTCCACTCCTAGCGTCAATATCACACTCTAATGTAGAGTTAGGTAATATGATCTCACCTGCTTCATTAGGGATTAGAGGAAACTCGTACTCGGTATTAAAATGCCAACCTTGCGCTTGAATAGCTCTGTTGATCTCATCAATGGCTGTAAGGGCTTGAGTAGCCTCTAGCGGTAACTCATCGTTAAGAGAGTTAATAGGTTCCTCGTCTAAGATCTGGAGGATTACGTTTACAGCTTCTAGCTTAGTTGTGAAGGCATTAGGCATAGTCTTAAAAGAAGCTCCACCCCCTACCAAGAAGAGGGTGAAGCCTGTTGTTATGTATTAGTTACACAAGGTTTCCGTTACTGATCTCGATTGCTGCCTCTGGACGGAGTACACCGTGACCAAGGAGGTATTTAGCAAGCAAGAAGTCAGCCTGGTATTCCATCTTCCATTCCATTTCGGTAGAAAGATCCATAAGCTGAAGTGTGCCAATAGCTGATTCGTGGAAACACAAGATACGAGTATCTGTGAAGTTTCCGTTATACCCGCTACCACCAGCACCGAACACATCGTTATTAGCTGAACCGTCACCAGTAGTTACCGCTGAGAGGTCTTGACCGTTAGGCATGTTATTAGACATTACAATCTCAAACCCAGCAATACGACCAAGCGTACCAGCTGCGTATGAACCTTCACCACCAATGTCTCCATTGAGGATCTTAGCTTTAGTAATATCATCAAACTCACTTACGAGCTTACCGTAGTCATCTGCATCTACAATCGCTGTACGACCTGATGCTGGGATGTTCTTCTTATCGAAGACAACCTTAGCCTTGTGAAGCGCATCAGCAAGCTGTGTACCAGTAGTGAAGGTAGTACCTACACCAAGGTTTACGTCATCAGCAGACTCAGAACCACCAGCTGTATTAGAGAAGATACGAGTACCTCCAAAGATACGATCACCATCACGGGTAAGTGTGGAGAGTGTGCGGGCTGCTGCGAAACCTACCTTAATAGTAGCTTTATCGAATCGCTGAGCAAGAGCATCACCAACCTCAAATGAATATACTGAACGAATATCATGGTGGTTAAGTGCCTCATCTACATCAGAGATAGTTACTGGAGCAATAAGCTTATCATCAATGTTAATGATCTTCTCACCATGCAAGATGGTATTAAGAAGTCCATTAGCAGGATCTAGGATGTTAGCCCCAGGTGTATGATACTCGGCTACTGCTGTGCCTGTAACAGGAAACTGAGCAGACTTGCCGCTCATGATTGTGCGCGTACGGTGACGCGATTTCATTACAGTTTGCTTCTGGAAAGTCGCCATGACCTCACCAGAGAAAACTTTAAGGAATAGAGCGCGGACGTCGCCCGCTGCGTTAATTTGTCCAATTCGGGACAATGTTGTGGATACTGCCATAATGTTATATTGGTTATATTGTTTGTTTGTTTCTCTATCACCTTTGAGTTAATCACTAGTCTTGTCATTGACTGTCGATGTTATCCAGAACACTGGGCATCCGTTAAACATGATTTGTTATTATCCTTTAGGAGTTGAAAGTTATTAGAAATTTGACATTCCGATACGCTTTATCACTTGGTCTCGATAATTTGTATCGGTTTCGTACTTGGGGTTACCCATCGCTTCTACCATCTCTTTTGATGATCCGAATGGCATTACTGATGACTTTGCCTTCATACCTTGAAGTTGATTTGCAGGTTGTTCACCCACACTATTAGTATATTTACTATATAATCCTGCTACTGCCAACTTAATATCACCTGCGTTGTCTGAGTTGACTAGTCTATCATAACTAGCTTGCTCCTCCGCTGGTAGATTTTGCTTAGCCCAAGCTGCCATATTCTTATATGACTCTTCACCACCTACAGAATCATATACTTCATTCTGTACTTGGGTTGATTGTAGTTGATTTAACTCTGTTTGAGCTGCTTGTCCTGCTGCAAATTGATCGGCTAACTCCTTAGAGATACCTTGCTTTTCTAGAGCTTTGTATGAATCATCGTTAAGTTCACCATCTGCAAAGAATTGATCTGCTGCTTTAGTGATTGCCTCTTGCTGACCCTCTGTACCCTCTTCAGCGGCCTTTGGCTCATCATTGGTAGGCTCATCACCTAATGCTAGTCCCTCCTCCTTAGCTGGCTCCTGTGTGCCTTGCTTGCCTTCTAGCTCTCCGTAAGCCTTAGCCATCTCTTCTGGAGTAGCGAACTTCTCTGGTAGCCACTCTGGACGCTCTCCGTTAGCTTCAGCAATACTAGCTTGCTCTGTTGCTTGTGCCTCCTCTGTGCCTGCTGCTTCAGCTGCATCAATAGCGTCTGCTTGCTCTTGTAGTGTTGGGTCGGGAGCTGTTGGTGACTCCATCTGTATTCCTTGGTGTGACATATCTTGGTATTGGTATGGTTATTGTTGTTGGGCTTGTGCTTGAGCTTGCTGAGAGATACCACCAACTACTTGTGGTGCTACACTCTGTGCTGTCTCTTGCATGGTTTGTTGGTTCTTTTCATCTGCAACATCTTGTTCAGACTTAATAAGATTCTCTGGGTCCACGTTAAGGGCTGTAGCCTTACGCTTCATGTATTCTGAAAGGTTGATTTGCTGGATAGCTTGCTCACCGAATAGCTGAACACTACCCGCTAGTAACTCATCTAGGTTCTGTGCATCTTGTCCACGTCCTAGAGCGTCAATGCCTGTTACAATAGCTGGCTTAACTATCTCTTTAGGTAGATCACCGATTAAACCTTTACGCTTAAACCTAGCAATCATGATGGAAACTAGTGGCAACTGTAACTCTGTAGCTAGTACTGAATACAACCCTCCTAGTGCGGATTCTAGCTCCCTTGTGATAAGTCTAATCTCTGCTGCTGTAACACGCTCAGCATTACGGACACCACTAGCACCCGATAGGAACGCCTGTGAGAGCTTATCACGTAGGCCGTCTAGCACTTGCATAGCTACAGACATGTCAGCTTGCTTGTCAGCCTGTAGAGTTGATATTGATTCCGCTGTACCAGATACAAATCCACCATTCTCAGCCTCAGCTAAGTCTCTGATATTTGTAGTCCCATTAGGATTAACTATGAAGATTACCCTTGCTGCTGCTGCTGCACCCTCTAGTACCGCTTTGCTAAGTCCTTCAGCACTGTTAAGATCACCAATATATTCTTCGACATAACCTCTTCCATAATGCTCACCATCAATCTTAGACCATCTGAGTGCCATGTAAGGTAGTTCACCATCCTTGTAAGTACCCTTGCTTCCTTCAACTTCTTCATCGTTGAGTTCTTGATATGTCGTCCACTTCTTACCATCACGCTTGGCGATGGTATAAAGCTTAACAGTTGTAGCACCATCGTTCTCTTTGAGAGCAGCTGCCTTAATTGCTTCCGATACCACATCAATACCCACTTCCTCACAGGTGATGATTCGTACTGGATTACCTACAGGGTCACGCTCAACTACATAGTCGCGCAACGTATAAACTCTAGCACTGTCCTCTCTCACTTGGATGAGAACATTACCAGATAAAGTTAATTGTCTTAGGGCTTGGTATAGAGAGTTACGGAAACCCATAATCTCTATCTCCTTCAAAATCTCTCGCTCAAGACTAGCTAGTGCTTTGTCTAGCTCTTGCTTCATGGTTGCATCAATACCCTCTTTACCTGCCTTGACCTCATCAATAGTAAGCCTAAAGAAGGGAGCGTTAGGTGGTAGCAATGCCAATAGAAGCTTAGCAGATAGACCATTCACCCCTTGTGCACCGATAGACTGATATGGTGTATCATAGTCAGTAGCTGATGTAGAACCAACTTGAGGGAATAGGAATGGGATAGTTATCTCAGCACTAGCCTCTGCACGTTGAGTATAGATATTCCTAAACGTCTCTAAGGACTTGTATTGAGCCGCTAGAGATGCTTCCTCGTCTACTTGAGGATTGCTATGGGGGCTGTTGGTGTATGTAGGCATTACCAGTCTTTGTTTTCTCCACGTGTATCAATGTGAACGAATGTGGAGTACTCACTAAGGCCACCTTTGTAGTCACCAGCTTTACGAGCCTTTAAAAGTTTATTGTAAATGTATGAAGGTCTTGCACCATCACATTGTAGGTCAATAGCCTTGAACTCCTTGTGCAGACTCCTTGAAGCTCCACCACAGTTCTTGTTATATTTATTAGACCTATATGAGCTAATAATACGAATAGGTAAGCCAATGTCAGCACGTAGTTGATCTACAATCCTTAGCGTAGGAATGATGTTCTTCCACTTAGTCTTAGGTGGAAAGGTGTTTAGATTACGCTCAAAGTAATTAGTAAACTCATGGGCTTTGAAATACTTAAAGCCTTGTTTACCAAACCATTCATTAAATTCTTCTTTTATATCACACATGTTATTTGTTTTCTTGGTTTTTAATTACTTTACCTAGAAGTATCTTAACTTCATTTCCGCTATCATGAACTGCCTTGATGATCTTATCTCCAGTCTCTCTAGTATTCTGCATACTATTAGTAAATAGACCTGCTGCATGTTCCCTAGACTCTGCTATTGATTCTTTCATCTGCTTGGTATCTTCCCTACTATCTCTAGCGAAGCGTGGCAATATACCTGTCTCCTCATTAAGTAGTCTATGCCCTGCCCATTTCCCAGCTTTCCATAAAATAGAAAGTAGGACTACACACATAAAGAACCAAGGTGCTTGGTCTGCTAGTTTTAACATTTGTTCATTCATGATTGCATCTGATATGGGATTCTACTAACTCAGGTCTAAAGAAGTCAACTAGTTGCTTAGTCTTGTTATATGCTCCACCTCCTCCAGCCCTTACGGAATGGTAGATTAGGAACCTTTTAGTAGGTCCTATTAACTTCTCTTTTTTCATTATTCTCTTAAATATTTTATCGCTAGTCTTCCTAGATCTCTGCCTAGTAGAATATAACCAGTCATGTATAACTGCTGCATGAATGATTCTACCGTCAAATGGTGTAACTCCTAATAAGGTCCACGCAACCCTAGGTATAGATGCACCATCGAATATGAATCCTGCTGGTACTTCTATCAATCCCACCACAGGATCTTTCCAGGCGAACGGACGAAGAACTAACTTCTTTAGTCCGAACTCACCTAGGTCTAGCGTTCCAATTATCATTACTCAGCATCAATAGTTGGTAGGTATCTTGTCGTAATTAGGGTAACGCCAGCATCTAAGCAAGCGTTGTACTCCTCCAGTGTAAGTCCTCTACAGTCATCAGCAGCGGAGGCTTTACAGTAGTAGAAGCCATCAGAGTATTTGGATATAGATCTAGTGGCTCTATCATTAAGCTCACTGAAGGTCATCTGTCGAATATTACCATTACCATCATCTAACCTAGAGTTGGGAAACTGCTCTGGAAGCTCTTGAGATAGGTCAGTAATCTGAACCCACATGATCACAAGGTAATCTTCCACTGTGGTATATGGGACGCTTAGAATCTGCTCAACCTCCCAAGGGGTTATTGCATCATTATCAATAGTGTAGACGATGTTACCACCAACCCGCACGGGCTTATCCGCGCCGAGGTTGATAGCGTCATCTGCTAATTCCTTGAGGATGCCGCCAGTGCGAACGTTGATCTGTGGTGTAGTTATTTTAGCCATGATATTATCTTACTCCGCTTGAGATTCTTTCGATGAATATTGATCTGTCTACAACATCCACTGTTCCTGTATCAGTAGTTAGGAATAGTTGTCCATTGTTCAACATAAAGGTTTCTTTGGTGAAGTATGGAAAATTGAACTGGTAAGTTTGCGCTCCACCTCTAATGCTCTGGATGGCTGTAGCTACAATTATGGTAGGTGATGCAGCCCCGCCAATATCTAGGGTTAGTCCTAGTTGTAGAGGATTACCACTTTCATTATCTAAAGTTAGTTGAACCCTTAAACTGTAGGAATCACGTAAAGTAGCCGCAACGATCTCATTAGTTGATGTGTCCCATAGAGTCTGACCTTCAGCGATCATGGCGACTGGCAGGGACTCTTCATCCGTAGCTGCATCTAGTCCATTGATTGTAAGTTTTACAGGTGTCGTACTAACTCCAATATTACCCACTACGCTATCCCTGTAATTAGCCCAACCTCCAGGGGCGATCACATCACTAGGAGCTATATCACTATTTCCTATAACCGTCCAACGCGCATCATATGGAGAGTAACCAGAAGTGACAGTTCCATTAAGTGTGTTATCAGTCTTATTTGAGCTGATCGTCCCAGCTCCACCCGCAAGGATGTTTCCGCTGTCTACCGATACATTCAAGAATGTGCTGGTAGCCTCTAGAGTAGCCACATTGTTCAGCATACTCCACGCTTTCGATGTGCATCCGTTGAGATCAATACAGATTCCAGTATTACCCGTGAAGCTGCAAAGTTCAACAACTCCATTGGTTATGTCGCCAGCAAACTTAATCCCATCACCGCAGTTGATGAATGAGCATGTTCCGATTAGAGCGTTTTGATAGTCCTCAAGGTAAATTCCTATGTCAAATCCGATGAATGATGACCTATTAACGAGTAGAGTTTCAGCACTTAAATCAGTTCCAGTGTAGCCATGTGTTCCAGAACCGATCAGGATCATATTCTCAATCTTGATAGACTCGTTGCATGTGATTAAGGCTCCCGTATTAGTTGAGGTTATACCAGAGACGAAAGCGTTGACTCCAAATAGACAGTTCTTCTCCCCAGTGACTACGATTCGATTTACCCCAATGTCTAAATTAGGCTCGAAAACATAAGTTAAGTTATTAGTAGTCAATGTGATCACATCAGCCACAGGAGCGGGCAGGTCTGAAAGCTCATCGATCACGATATAAGTTCCGATGTTCTGACTCTCCAGAAATACAAACCTAGCTTCCGCATCTGTCGCGTTATCGTTTACCGCTGAGTTTACTTGGTTGAACTTGGCCGCTGTTAAGCTGTCGCCTGTAATCTGGTCAATTAGACCCGTTTGTGATTGCTGGGCTAATGTCGAACCAGTAACTAAAAAGAGACTGGCTAGAGTTAATATATGTTTAATTGTGCTTTTCATTGTCGTTATAGTTCGATTGGAAATACTGCTGGGAATGTTGCTATACCTTTAACTCCATACCTATCTAATGCCCTAGTACATTCAGCGTTAGGTAATCCAGCAAAGGCCAGTAGTCGATCTACACCCTTGCCATCATCTAGGACTCTGAACCTAAAATTCTCTGTCTGAGGATCACCGAAAGCATAAGTCTCTGGGAGCGTAGGACTAGCTAGGTGGATAGCTGGAGGCATGTCGCCATCATCAGCCGTGTTGAAGTCTAATAGTGTCTCAACCGCGTTGTGACCGTCTGCGATAGCTGGATTAGTCAATGGATCTCCATCAACATCTAAGCCGTTATCGTCCTTATCCGCTGGGATGAAATCACCGCCCGTGGTGGAGACTCCGAAAGTAATATTGAAATGGTAATCGCCTTGCAGGAATAGCGGTGGAGCGTTCACGTAAGTTCCGCTAACTCCCGAAGTGGTACTGTAGCAAGTGCTTAACTTGTCAGCCATAGGGATGATTAGGCCATTGGAGAGAACTAATCCCGCGCACCAACCTGCTGTGAAGTTGATCTGACCCGCTACGATTGAAGGTGTGCTAGTGCCGAAGCTTGAAACCACCGTCTCTGATCCTGTGAGGGATGGGAATAGTACGTGCTGTGTGGTTCCGTTGAAGCTCCTGGAGTAGCTATCAATTAGCTCCCAGTCGTGAGCGTAGCCGATGCCAGGCCATTGAGTTACGTTGCCTTGTACATCTAAGAGTGGGTTATCTGCGCGAGCTAGGATGATAGTGCTATCTCCCATGTTTGAAGCAGTGCCGTTATTTGATCCTTGGTTATCAACCCAAGGATCGTGAGAGATACCTGCGTACTGGTGCTGACCGTCTAGATCAATGTCAATCAGTGATCCAATATATGGGTAACTACCATTAGAGTCATCACCCAGTCTGTCAAAAGATATGTCCCCAGATAGTGACATTGTATCCACCTGCTGAACACCGTCTATCGACAGGTAAATGATATTTGATCCATCACGTTCAATGGTCACTCTAACATCTTTAGTGAAGTCAGGTGTAGAGTCTGGTGAGATGTTGATGCTTCCCCCAGCCTGGTTAAATATCGATACGAAGGAAAAACCAGTGTGTATTCTGAATGATGAGCTATTAGAAGTGTGCCCTAGAAGGGCTTTCCTTAAATTCAGCACTATACCACTAACCGTCATAGAGAAGGTGAAAGCACCTGTAAATTCAATCTCTGAGTCTAGTAGCACCTCACTGTTACCATCAAAGTATGGAAGCTCTGTGAACCCACGTTCATTAGCTGGGTCTGGACTGAGTGTGTTATCGTTTACTCTAGGAGGATTATTTACAAAGGTTCCATTATTTTCAGCACCGCTTGAGTCTTTAACTACAGGGCCATTCCGCTCCTGCATATCGTACAAGGTCCCATCAGATAGCAATAGAATTGCACAAGTTCCAGCCGTGAAGCTGATAGTGCCAGCGGCAACAGTTGGGACACTGGTTCCAAAGCTACTTACCACTGTCTCAGTTCCAGCTAGATGCGGAGCTGTGATGCTATGGGTAGTGCCATTGAATAGAATGTGCTGACCTTGTGGGACTGGTCGCCCATCCTGCGCTGTGATTATTTTAGGGTCAGTAGCTAGTAATGGGTTACACTCCTTAATCAATCTATTTATAGATTTAACAGATGATCTAGCAAAAGGGTGTGCTAATACTGCCCCGTAGACTGACATAACTTAAGCTTCGTAAGCAATGACTACACCGCTGGTAACTGTGAATGTAGCTGCTGGTCTAGGTAGCTGAATCAATAGGCCAGAAATGAATACTATTGAGTTGTCATAGTTTTCTATACTATCGTCTCCATCCTCCGCTGTCATAGTTCCAATTACTGCATCATCAATAACAATGAAGCTTGTCACTCCTGCGTTAGTTACTGATTCACCAGCTTGAAGCATAGTGCCTTTCTTACCTCCACCGAATTGGTTGAGCGTTTTTAATGGGTTTCCTCCTGCCATAATATTAGATGTTTAGTCCTGATCCTGTTTGATTAAGCCCCAATGGGGAGCGTCTTACTCGTAAACTTGCTGTACCCTTCTTCCTGGTATCGTCATCCTTCTTCTTGGTGTTCAACTCAGGAGCTTCAGCAATACTTTCTGGAGCTGGAGCTTGAAACGTAGGCTTAATGGTTGGAGCTTTTGGGGTAGAAAAACACATGGTTCTTTGCTGAATTGAAGGTTGTGAACATAAGTTAAGTGACGGACTACATTGGCTTCTCCCGATCTCTCCATCAACTTATCATGAGTCTCTGATGAGCTTGGAGATTTCTCTGGATACATCTTATTCAGATAATCTATAGTCACTTTAGTTATCTCTGGTACATCCCTATTTAAGTTATTCTGCGAATTCATGTCAACTATTAGTTAATATTGGACGCTGAGATAGACAACTCTTCCTTTAGTTTAACCCATTTATCAGTTGTCTTAAACATACCTTTACCCTCTCTAATCACATATCCCTTCTTGTTTAATTTAGATACGGTAGTTCTTGTGCGCCTAATATCCCCACTAAGAATATTGTTTAGATCTTTAGTGTCATGTGCCTTCCCTTCACCCATAAGATCATAGGTGAACAAGGTTGATAAGAAGGTTGGGCAAATAATCCCTTCCTTAGCTTTCAGTAAAACTGCAATAATGGTTCTCTTGGTCATCTTCATTATGAAAAAAGATATAACGAATCACGCATGTCTGACAATGATATTTTATTTCTATTTGGTAATAGAGGTAAATCTTTAACTCCTATACCCTCTAGATAATCCACAAACTCTTGAAGTAGATCTCTACTCATAACCTCACAGAACGTCTCACGAACCAGCCCACACATATCATCAGCATAAGGCGCGGTAGTGTTGTAGCAGTCGTGCACGCTTGATAGAGGGGCTTGTGACAGCACAGGATGGACTCTAAGCTTTTTAGTTAGCTCATGTAGGATAGATGAGTCAACACCGTGTATGAAGTTGGGAACGATACCATTGATATGCTTCATAGAGTTCAACTCATCAGTGTCACGGTTTAGACTTACTACTATGCCAGTCCTAATCTTCATGCTCCTCCTCTTTTGATATGTCTGCCTAATCTTGAATCCAGATGGTGACTTCCACTCTGGGCTTATACCTTGCTCTACACATGTCCTAGCAACATCCTTAAACCAATCCATCAACCACTTAACATTAGGCAAGCATTCGTAGATTGCAGCTGTGATCTCTTTAGCTAAGTGTGCACACGCTTTATTCCTCTCATGTAACTCAAAGATTGTCTGCCTCTTCAGTGTCTCTTCCTCTAGCCATGTAGCTACGTGTTCAATCACTGAGTAGGTAGTGCCACCATAAGGCAAAGTCATGGTAGGTTGCTTTACCGTCTTCCTAGTTATCTCAAACTCTACCCATCTTTTACTGAAGGAATCATTCATATCTTTCAACCTCTCGATAGTCTTCTTGAGTACAATATTGTAGAAGTCTTTAGGTGTATCAGATGGGAGTACGTTGGTTGCAATACATCCCTCTTCACTGCCGGCCATGATACTAAGGATCTGCAACCCATTACATGAAGCATCCATGCCGATTGGCAGCGTGTGAACATGGTTATTCTTATCTTTCCTGTAGCTCTCCCACTCGATACAAGCTGCCATAAACTGCCAAGGATCACTAACTTTACCCCACTCTCTAAACGTGTTCTCTGGGTCACTACCCACCCTAGCTATGAGATCCCTCTTCTTATCTACGATGGTGATACGCTCATGGATAGGCTTCTTATCCCATCCATACGAGTTAGCTAACTGTCTAATCAACCAATCCTCGGTTCCTTGTCGACGGCATTTTGAGCCATCCCTGAACGATAGCAGAGACTTGTGTAGGTCAGTT